AGAAAAGAAAACCGAAACCGAAGTCGAAACGGAATCGAATGTGATACCATTTCGAAATCCTACCACCGAGACTCAGCCTGAAAAAGGATATGTTCCCGGTAAAGATGCTTGCTTTGTTCCATTTGGTGATTTCAATGTAGTTGACCTCATCGTCAAATCAAAAAAGTTTATGCCTGTAGTAATTACTGGTGATTCCGGTAACGGTAAGACTAAGATGGTTGAGCAAGCTTGTGCAAAGAACAAGCGTAATTTCTATCGAATGAATATTACTGTTGAAACTGATGAAATGGATATTCTTGGTCACTATAATCTGATCAATGGCGAAACAATCTGGGAAGATTCTCCTCTTGTTGAAGCCGCAAAGACTGGTGGTGTTGTATTGCTTGATGAAGTCTTTGCTGGTAATCCTGCAAGAATGCTTGCTCTTCAGGGAATTCTTGAAGGTAAGCCTTTTTTGATCAAGAAGACTGGTGAAAGAATTATTCCTAAAACGGGATTCAACATCATTGCTACAGACAACACAAAAGGTGATGGTTCAGAATCCGGACGTTACATTGGAACTAACATCCAAAATTCAGCCTTCCTCGAAAGATTTGTGATGTGCATTGAGCATGATTATCCACCAAGGTCCAAAGAAATCAAGATGTTAGACAAGTATGTCAGCATCAACAAGATTGAAATTGATGATGAAAATTTCACTTCAAAATTGGCTCAATGGGCTGAAGTTACACGCAAATCTTACAAAGATGGTGCCATTGATGAGCAAGTCACAACTCGTCGATTGTTTCACATTCTCGATATCTATTCGGTTCTTGGCGACAAAGAACAATCAATTCTCTATGCAATTGCGAGATTTGATGAAGAAGTCCGTGAATCCTTTGTTTCTCTCTACAAGAAGATCGATGATACGATTTTAGATCCAAATCATCAACCAGTTGACCTTGAAAATTCAGTCACTATTGATTCAATTGCAACTCAAGTTGTGATTGGTCATTCGAGAACAGCACCCGGTTCTGTGAATGAGTTTGTTGATAGTGACAAAGAATTTGTTTCCTACGCATCAAAATTTTGTTCTTCTGAAAATTGCTTGAAAAACAGTAACCTTGATCGAATGGTTCTTTCTCAGGTTTCACTTGATGCGAAAATTGATGAGAATTCAATTACAGATATTTCAAATCATCTGAAATTCTTTTATACTCTTTGGTCTTCAATGATACATGAAGAAGAAATCTCAGCTGGCGATCAATACTTCTCACAAGCAACGGGTAAGCGAGAATATCCAAATGAGTTTTATCAAATGATTTTTGACCGTCTTGATGGAGCAGCACCGTATATTTCTCATTCTACACGAAATGAATTTCTGAATACATCAACCAGAATGGATGATGCTCAAATTCTAGATGCATTTGATATGTTTACCAACCTTTGAAAAAAGTCCACTAAATAGTAGAGTTCATTGAAACGAAGTGTCTCTACTATTTTTTATTTAATTTTTATGGAGCTATTATTATGGCGAAGACAACCACACCTGTTGAAGAAACCACAGAATCTACTGAAACTCCAACCGCCGAAGAAAAGACCAAATCGGCACTCGAGCCAAAAGACTTCGAAGGCAAAAGCCTCATGGTCTGTATGCCTGCCTATGGTGGACAAATGTGTGCTGAAACTGCATCTCGTTTGATTGACTTGAACACTCTTTGTACCTACTTTGGTGTAAAGATGCAATGTAAATTCATCATGAATGAATCATTGATTCAACGTGCTCGAAACTATCTGACTCATTATTTTGAGATTTCGGATTTTACTCACATGATGTTTATCGATGCAGACATTGTATTTGATCCTCGTGACGTAATGCATCTCCTTTATATGTGCGGAAATGACAACCAGGACATCATTGGTGGTCTTTATCCAAAGAAGCACATTCTCTGGGATCGAGTTCGTCATGCATCAAATCTTGAAGGCTTTATTCAGGATTCCGGACAATTGTCCGAATTTGGTGGAGACTTTGTTTTCAATCCTCTACATCGTGGAGATATTGAAATCTTCAAGCCAGTTGAAGTGCTCGAAGTGGGAACAGGTTTCATGATGTTTACCAAAGATACACTGAATACATATCGCAAAAATTATCCTCAATATATGTATCGTCCTGATCACAACCACTCTGCAGATTTCAACGGTTCAAAAGAAATCATGTCCTATTTCCATGTAGATTTTGACCGACCTGAAACTACAGGTGGTCAGACCAACCGTCTTCTCTCCGAAGATTATTTCTTCTGTCAAATGGCAAGAAAAGCAGGACTGCATATCTTCGCTTGCCCCTGGATGCAACTCAGTCACGTAGGTAGCTACAACTATCGTGGATCCGTTCAGTCTCTTGCTGCAATGGAAGCATACCGCAATCAGCAACTTCAACAAGCAGAGACTGTTGAAGCGCCAGTTGTTGAGCTTAAAGAAGCAAGTTGATTTTTGACCTGAGAGGATTTTTCGAAATCCTCTCAGATTTACCTTGACAAATGACCTTGAATTTGCTATGATATTACATATAGGTTCGCATGAGCTTGAGGAGCCAGTGCGGTCTTCTCCCTACATGTTTGAAAGAATGTATAATCTTGGTATTGATTATGCCGATAATGCAATCTATGGATACTATGAAGACCAAGAATATATAATTTTCAAATTTTCTGATTATGGTTTTATAAATGATAACCGGTTCAACACCTATAAGATTTCATATGGGTTTGCTGGTGTTACAATTGAAATTACAAAAACGAGGTAGAAATTATGCAGTTATCGAAATCTGATTTGCTATTACTTTCCAACTTTGCAGCAATCAATCAGTCAATCTTGTTTCGTCCAGGTCAGCAACAAGGAACATCTTCAAATTCACAGAGTATGATTGCTTATGCTGGATTCGAAGCTGACTTTCCAAAAGAATTTCCTCTATTCGATTTGAATCATTTCATTTCAGTCTATGATTTGGTAGCTTCGACTGGTGATGTTGAGATTGAATTTCCTTCAAATGAAAATCATTTGATCATTCGTTCAGAAAAAACATCTCAAAATTTGAGAGCAGCACCGATTGAGGTCATTCGTGTTCCACCAGCAAACAGCAAACCAAAAAATGATCCAGTGATTTCTTTCTACTTGTCAGAAGATATGCTTGCCTATGGCAAGAAGTCTGCAGCAATCAATACCTTTCCGAATCTGACATTCGAGAGTGATGGTAAAGAAATCTTTATGGTTTCAGAAGACATTGAAAATCCAAGTACAGAAAAACATCGACGCAAGTTAGATCAGACTGTTGCTGATAACTTTGAATTTCGTGTTGTCTTCTCTGTCGGAAGATTGAAGATGTTGGGTGATGATTATCGTGTTGACATTTACAGTCCGAATCTTGGTAGATTTGTATCCGAGAATCGTGACTACACTTTCTTCTCGGCTCTCGATGAAGATGTAACTCTTTCTGATGAGTGAAATGAATAATATCTATTTGTTTAAATTGACTTCTGGTGAGGAAATTATTGCAAGAACTGCAGATGAGATTGTAAATTATAATCGAATAAATACTGTTTTGATTCGTAATCCAATGATGTTACAATTCACACCACAGGGCATTGGAGCAATGCCCTGGATGGTAGCTGCAGAGGACGACCAAGTAACTCTAATTGGTTCCTCAATTACCGCAATCTCAAAAGTCAAAGCTGAAATTGAAAAATTATATTTACAGCAAGTTTCTGGTATTGACCTCAGTGTTCCGTCGGCTTCGTCACTCGCAATATAAAGTTAGAATTTTATTTCTTATTGTTTTGATTGTATCAATTCCGATTGAAACAGAATCACATATTCAAGTCAATCCAGAAGACGTTGAATTTTTTTACATCACAGAAAAACCAACACCCGTTATTTCAGAACCAAAAAAAGACGAAATCAGGATTCCAATTCGTGTCAGGCAAAGAGAATATTTTGATTTCGTCAAAATTCACCTAAAAAGTAAAGGAGCAAAAAAAGAGTTTGAGCGAGATTTGCTCACCGAACAAAGAATTCACCATTATGCTACAAGTAATTTTTTCAATGGTCATGTGAATCAATGTCTAGATGTAGCAAAGAAAATGGGATATTTTTCGTATATTGTTCCAACTCTTGAGAGTTATAATATACCAAATACATTCTCTCTCATTCCGGTAATTGAAAGTTGTTTTGATCCTCAAGCAGTTTCGATTGCAAGAGCAGTGGGAATGTGGCAAATCAATCGTATTACTGCAAGACACCTTGACATGAAGATTCAAAAGATGTCCGGTGGTTGGGAAGAAGATGAACGTTACAATTGGAAACGTTCAACTCATGCGGCTGCAAAATATATTCTTTTTCTCAAAGAAAGGTTTCCAACCTGGGAGCTTGTTCTTGCGGCCTATAATCTCGGACCAACAAGACTCCGTGAGCAAATCAACAAACATCGCACAATCAACATTGACTATCTTCACTTGCCACGTGAAACGAGAAATTATGTTTATAAATTTATTGCAATGACTGATATTATTAAAAAGGAGAAATTATGAGCAACGCACCTGCTATTTCCTCTGTGACTCTTCCGTCAAGCGAAGAAGACAAACTTGCCATTCGACGAGTTCTCAAAGAAGTTTCGGACTCGATGACAAGAATCGATGGCGAAAAGGATTTTATCAAGGATGCTGTTGATGACTTATCAAAACAATATGGCATTCCAAAAGCAACACTCAACAAGGTTGCAAAAACCTATCACAAGCAAAACGTAGCCGAAGAACGAGCAAAGAACGAGGATACATTCTATGTGTATGACTCCATTTTTAACTCAAACTAAGGAGCTTTATGGATTTGAAGAAGCAAATTCGCCAAAAGTCTGCAATCGAGCGACTTGAGCAGACAGTTGCGAATTATCAATCCTCTTTGAAAGAAGAGAAGGACCAGGATCAGGTCAAGAAGATCAAAAAGAAAATCGCTGGACATGAGTTCACGATTGCAAACACCAAGGCCGCTCTCCGTTCTGGTGAGCGAGGCTCTTATAATTCCTCATCTTTCTTCAAAGATTGACTTGACCTTTTGGTGCTATTTTGCTATAATAGCACCAACTCCCCCCTTTACAATATTATGATTATGAGGTTTAGTTATGAAAAAGAAAACAGAATTCCTATGGTCTCAAAAATATCGTCCAAACAATATCAATGATTTGATTCTTCCTGAAGACATCAAAGAGACTCTACGTTCATTCATTGAACAGGGCGACCTACCCAATTTCATCTTTCATTCTCAAAGTGGTGGTACAGGCAAAACATCTGCAGCAATGGCAATGGCAGATGAACTTGGTGTTGAAGCAATGATCATCAATGCATCTGAAGAAAGAAGTATTGATGTGATTCGCACCAAGATGTCACAGTATTGTAGCACAAAATCTCTTGATGGAAAAAGAAAGCTCTTGATTCTTGATGAGTCTGACCAATTACCAGAACTCAATCAGAATGCACTTCGAAACTTTTTTGAAAAATTTTCATCAAATTGTGCTTTTGTGATGACCTGTAACTCTTTACAAAGAATCATTCAACCACTGCAGTCTCGTTGCGCTGTAATTGAATTCCATTTTCCTAAGTCAGAAAGACCATTACTGGCAAAAAACTTCTTTGACCGCATCTGTTCAATTCTTGATGCTGAAGAAATCACTTACGACCGAAAATTGATTCAGCATGTAATCGTTCATAAGTTTCCTGATTTTCGTCGATGCATCAATGAACTTCAAAGATATTCTGCATCTGGTGAATTATCATCAAAGATTTTGGCGAACATTCAAAATAATCGTATTGAAGTTCTTGTTGAAGCAATCGAAACAAGAAAGTTTCAAGAAATTCGCAAGTTCATTTTAGAAACATGGCATGGCTCAGAACAAGAACTTTATCGTGAACTCTACAATGAATTGATGAATGTCGCTGAACCTTCTTCCATTCCAGAAATTATTTTGATCCTCTCTCGATATGGATTCGAGTCTTCATTTGCTGTTGATGCTGAAATACATACATTAGCATGTATGGTTGAACTCATGCAATTACCCATTGCATTCAAGTGAGAAAGTCATATGAAAAATTTATTTGGCGAAGAGATTGTTGAAGAACAGGAATATGAACTTCCACCAAAAAAGAGTCGAAATGTATTTGATTATGTAAAATCAATCAATACTAAATCCGAATATCTTGGAGATGAATTAGAAGATTATTCTCCTTATATTGTTTCGAAGGCTCTTGCTGGAAGTTTGGATTGTATTATGATTGTCAATGAAATCAATCTATATCCTTCTCTTTCAACAAAACTGGAATATGACTACTACTACCATACTGTTCGTAAATCGAAAAGATTTGCCGAATGGCTAAAGAAAGATCATAATGTTTTAGATGACCTTGTGGAATATTTTCAAATTTCGAGAAAAAAGGCACAAGAAATTTTATCTCTACTGAGTGAAGATGATCTGAAAGAAATACATGATTACTTGACCATCGGCATCACAGAAAAATGAAAAAATATAAATAAAATGAATAGTTATTTTATTTTATTACTTATTATTGGAGATCAAAAATTATGGAAAATGAAGTGCAAAATGAAGATATTTTTCGTGGGGTTGGTGTAGAAGTGACTCTGAAAAGCCAAGATGATTTTCTAAAAGTCCGTGAAACGCTCACTCGAATTGGAATTGCTTCAAAAAAAGAACGTAAATTATATCAATCATGTCATATCTTACATAAACGTGGACGATATGTGATTCTCTCATTTAAAGAATTATTCAAATTAGATGGAAAGGAAAGCAATTTCAATGAATCAGATTTAGCAAGAAGAAATACAATCGCTAAACTATTGCACGATTGGAATTTGGTGAGTATAAATGATTTGGAATCGGTTGCAGAACCTACAGTTCCAATTTCTCAAATCAAAATTATTCCTCACAAGGATCGAGAAAACTGGGAACTTGTTGCAAAATATCAAGTCGGATCAAAAAACTAAAACTATTTGGGCGGACTCTTTTCGCCCAATTCAAAGAAAACAAACATGACTTTTGAACAATTTTCGAATAGCATTGAATTATTTGGAAATGTGATGAGGCTTCTTTATCAAGAGAAGCAAAATGGATTATTGCAAAATGTTGATTTGATTGCTGTGCTCCTATCAAATGAAGTATATAACAATCTGTTTTGGCAATTTGAAGTTCAGACGCAAACCTTGATCAATCAAAGAAAATCCATTTTAGCTGGACAACTTTCAGATGTGCAGAACTATGCGAATAATCTTGCAACAAATGGTTTGACACAAACAAATATTGATGATTTTGAAATTTATCGTTATTACGATGTTACAACTGAAGTGATAAATATTTACAAACTCACTTATGTATTGGACTATTATAAACAAATGCTCGACACAACAAATCCAAATGGTTGGGTGTATGACTTAGGACAATACGAACAAATGACAGAAGGTAACTATACATATTTTGTCAATGAGACAAAGCAATTATTTCAGAATCTAATATAAGGAAAATCAAAATGCTCACAGTATCTGCAGCAGAAATCTCAGACGCATTACTGAAGCCAATCAAATTGGCAACAGTAATCAATGGTCTTATTGATTTAGAAAACGCAAATGTTATTTCATCTTCAGTAAGTGCAAATGTTGTCAATTCAATGTTTGATGATATCGAAAGTTCAACCATCACAGTTCGTTCACAAATTACTCAGTTGGCAGCAGACTTGCGAGATCAAAGTGAATATCTTTTTGGCGCCACTGATGAAATCAATGAAACGATTGGTTCTCAGGCGGGCAATCCTACAGACATGGCAGCAAGTCGATTACGACTAAGCAATCTTTATGATTCAATTCGTGATGGCTATAGCGAATCGACTACA